GTCGTATGCACCGTAAGCCATATTGGCATCGCTTAATAAACTACCAACGGCTGCAATATATTGACTTCGTGCTGTAAGATTAGCTTTATACAATTCACCTTCTCCTTGTGAACGCAGCATGATCGCTTCGTTTTGTATATTTTCACTTTCAGTAATTGCATTAAATTCTGCTGTTGCAATATTAAAGGCATCAATATTTTTGTTTTCTAAACCAACTAAATAAGGAGTAGTGCCAGGTCTAAATTCTGCACCTGATTTAAAAACATTAACTAAAAATTGTGAATATTGAGTTTCTTGTTTTCTAACAACTTGTGGTCTTGTAACTGCATTAAATATTTGTCGTCTTTGTTCTTTTTGTTTTTCTTTAAGTGCTGCTTGTTGTTGATAAACTTTATTATTATAATTACCAATTGCCTTTGCGCTTTCAGCTGCTGCGATATTTCCTAAAAAACTCATATTTTATATATTTTAGCCATGCGGTAGTAGTTAGTTTTATCTGGTCCGTATTGCACCATTACTCCTTCTTCTTGAAGTCCAAGCCATTTTGCAAAACGTATTCCAAGTTTAAAATCTTCTTTTACTGCTGTCTGTAATCTCCAAATTTTATTGTTAATACAAAGCATATCCATTCTATGTTTAACAAGAATGGCAGCTCTAATTTTATGTTTAAATATTTCTTTACTTGATAATACCCAGCCTTCAGCACAGCCTTGCCAGAGCGGATAAATTCCACCTGAAACAATTGGCTGCTCATCAGCTAGTAAAGTAAATGATAGTCCTGGTGCAGCAATATCAATTCTGTTTTCGTAATTTTCTGCATCCTGATCCATTAATGGATCATTCATTCCATAATTTATAATTTCCGTTCCATGTGTAGAACGATACGGAATAACTTTATAATTAACCATCCGATGTAACAACCGTTGGATAAATTGCAAGAACCGAACAAGGTAATGCTTGTTCTTGTTTTACAAAAATAAATCCATCGGTATTGTAATCATCTCTAAATTCTATTTCTTTATCACCTGCTAAAAAAGTTGAAACAGGAGTGTCCATTGGATCTGATGAACTTCTAAAAGGTATGGTTTCTAAATTGTTTAAATCTGGTCCAACTCTAACTCCAACGGTTTCAAATAATCTAAGAACAACTTTTGAAATTCTTTTAGTCTTTCCTTGTGAAGTTCCTTCTTCAGCTCCGCCTTCAATTCTCATTGTTTGAAGTACACTTGAATAATTTAAACCAACAGCTGCTTTATTAACATATCGATCTAAAGTTATTGCACCTGATGAAACAGTTTTATTAGCGTGTGTTGATCCATCCGCCAGGATGCCAACTGATTGAGCTTCAAGATGTGATAATCCTGAAAATGAATTAACAACTTGTTTTACAGTTGCGCCTGTTGTGTGTGTTGCTGCAGCGGTACTATTAAATCCTCTTGTGCAGCCTGTTAAAGTATTAGTGGATTTACCTGTATAAGAAATACGTTCGTTATCAATTAAGATTGTTCCTGTCGCAGTAAATGAACTAGCATCCGTTAATACAATAGAAGTTGCTGAACTTGAAATCGTACCATTTAAAGTAGTAGATGGTCCTGAATAAGTTAAAAAGCTATCTAAAAATTTAAAGTCTGTTGAGTTAGTTTCATCAAAATCAAAATCAGAAAAACATTCAATATATCTTTTAGTAGATCCATTAATTGTGCGTTTTACAATTACCCACAATTCATCTTCATCTAAAGTTCCTGAAATAGATGCAATACTTTCAACAATACCAAATTGATTAGTTCCAAAAGAACCACCTAATTTATGTTTATGCCAAGCAACTACATTCTCAGATCTTTGGTAAGTAAGACCAATTAAAATTCCGTCATCTCGAACAGCCCACAAAATACTTGAAGGCTCTTGCTGATAAGTAAATTCATTTATTCCACTATCAGTTACAGCATCGTTTAAGATTGTTAAGTCTGGTGCGACATAACCATCAGAATCGAAATTGTACGCTAACTCTCTAAATTTTCTTTTTGCTTTTTGTAAAAAGATAACTGCATTACCAACAGGTAAAGCATCTACATCAGCAGTTCCAAATGAACTTTGTTTTTTAATTGTTAAGTTTGTCGGTGTAACTGCAGCGTCTGTTCCATCTGCTGTGACTGTAAATTCTCCGCCTGTGGTTCCTATAATTAATGTTCTCTGTGCTTTTAAATATCTAACTCTATTTACCTGATTAGAAGCGATTGTATAAATCATCGCATCATCAGCTAAAGTTCCTGTTGCAAAGTTTTCATAATCGCCAGATTTTGAAAAATAAATTGTTTGTGGTTCTGTATTCGTACCAGCAAAAACTAATCGTTGTTCAAAAAAAGATACGCAAGCAGGATGACCTGAAAAATTAGAGAAGGCTCCAAGTTTCCATTTAGTCGTTGCAATATTTTCTGTGCTATAAACAAAAGCTAAAGTTCTGTGTGTTACAGCTGTGGTTGAGCTGGTTCCTCTAGTGCAACCTGTAAAACTTCTTGTGGCTGCATCTTTGCCTGTGTAAGTAATTAATTCATCATCAATTCTAATTGTGCCTGTTGCAGCATAATCATCAATTTTATCTACAACGATTGTTGTATCAGATGCTGAAATTTCTTTTGAAAGTTTAGATGGATTAACTTTCGGTGCCAATGTTTCAAGTATATCTGCTGTGACAACGGTTGTGGAAGTTCGTGCAGTTATTTCTGCATAACCTAGTCCATAACCAATACTAACTAATCTACCAACATCCGTTGTTTGAAAGCCTGTATTATTATTTATTCCTGTTATAGCTGATGCAGTAATAGTTACTGAATTACCTGAGATCGCACTTGAACTTAAAGTAGTTGTTTCAGTATTATCATCTAAAAATGGACCGTAAGTAAAAAGTAATTCTTCTAAAAGCCAATTAGTATGTCCTGTTCTTGATAATTTTCTTACCGCATGATTTGGATGACAAATATATAAAACGTCTGCCGATTGTGCGAATTTAATCTCAAATAATTCTGCTGTTAAATAAGGCGAAGCTATTTCATAAGCAGATCCGCCTGATAAAATTTGACCTTTATCTTTATAAAAACGAATGTACTGATTACCAAATTCTAAAATATAAGTTTGTGTTGTTGAAAACTCAAACGGTATTAATCTTGTTTTATTAGCAGAAGTTTTAACTTCACTAATAAATTGAGTGCCTACTCTTCTAGTAGCTGCTCCTTGTGGATGAACTAAAAAGTTTTCTAAAGTTTTGCAGCCTGTTCTATATTTATCAAAATCAGTTCTGCCATCTAGTTTAGAGCCAAGCTCACCAGATACAAAAGAAGTAAGCGCTAATGTTGTACGAGCCATTTATAGCCTCGCATCTGTGAATTCATTACTTTCAAGTGAGCTAATACTATTTTCTGTTGCATCAATAAATCTTGCTTCTCTTAATCTTTCATCAGCTTGTTCTTGATAATATTTTGCAAGCGTTGCATTGTTGGTAATACCGTAAGCAATATCGGCTGCAAGCTGCGCAGCAAGAGCTTCTTGTAAATAAGTATCGTACTGATTTGGATCGGTAATTAAAGCAACATAAAGAATATAAACAGTTGCTTCGTCAGTTACTAATTTTCTACCTTCAATATTATATTTAATATCAGCTTCAATGCTATCAAGTGCGCCTGTATGTAATTTTAAAACTCTCAAACAGTCTGAAGGCAAAGTATAAGCATAAGCATATTCAACCACAGGAGCCGTTGTATCTTGTGCAAGCTGAACTCTTTTTAATAAACAGTTCCAAGGATGTGATCTAAATATTCTATTTCTTATTGGCTCATATCTTTGATTACAAATTCTTGCATTCTTACTATCATCGGTAAGAGCTGTTATTGTAGATGCGCCAAGTAAATTTAATGCTGAGTTAACTATTTCTACTACACTTGCCATAATTTTTTTTCCTTACAATAATTTTTAATTGTTGTTTCTGGTCTAGTAATTTTTAAATTAATTCTTTGTGCTGCTCGTTCGCAGTCTTGTAAATTTTTAAATTCTGTTTGATGATTTACATTCAAACATTCTGTTAATAATGGTGAACAGATTACGCTCACCAGCGTATAAAATTGAAACATAATTTTTTGATTGTCGGAGGAGGCAATTTACGCCTCCCCCATTTTGACTATGAATTAGTCAACAACGTATCTAATTGTTAAATAGATCGTTCCAGATGCCGCTGCACCAGCAAGTGTTGCTGTGATCGGTAATCCGTCTTTGTTTGCATCAACAACTGATCCAGAACCTAGAGCGATTGTCGCTGCTATGTCTGTTCTTGCTGCTGATGAAGTTGAAGTGGCTGCTAAATAATTAGCTGCAGAAGCACTTACTGCTGTTCCTGCTGCGTTAGTATGTGCGCCATATCCAACTGATAATGTAGTCGAAGATCCTAAAGCATCATTAGCTAAGTAACCGTCAAGAATTCTTGCACCGTTTGGTAGGTTAAAGAACTGAATAACGTCGCCGATTGCAAGTGAGCTTGCTTCGTATTCTGCGAAAGCAATTCTTACTTTGCCGCTTTGTTCATTAGTTTTGATGTTTTCTGAAGGAACATTCTGACTCCATTTAGTTTTTTGAACTGAATATACTGTTGCCATATTTTATTCCTCCTATGCTTCGTAACATTCGATTGATACAACTTTAGCTTCTTCCATTCTAGTTGCGCCGATGGATTGACATACATAAACTTGTGTTGAGTAACCACGATCTGATCGCTCATCAATTCTAGTCATAATGTCTTGTCCAACTGCCATAAGAATTGCGTCTTGTGTGTACACAAGCGCTTTTCTTAAATTGCCAGATTTAGAAAGTCTGTTCGACATAATAAAGTTGAAACCCATGAATGTATTTAATTCACCATTCACAAGAGCTTTAACTGTATTGTAGTCAGAACTTGTAACGTTTGTATCTCCAAGTAAATCGATAACTTGTTGTGGACCAACAATTATATTTCTTGGAATTGAAGGATCTACATCACCACTATCAAGAATTTTTTTCGCATTTCTTAATTTTGTTAATGTTAATCCGCCTGTTGATGCTTCAGTAATTGCATTACCAGCTGTGAAAGAAGTAGATGTGCTACCTGTTTCGCCTGTGAATGCTGTTCCTGTTGCAGCGCTTATAATTACATCGTCTTGCGCTCTGCCTAAAGCATAAGCTGCAGCTAAAGCATAAGATGATGTTGGATCAATTAGAGTTCTTAACTTATCTTGATTGTCGATAAGATCAGCAAACTCATAATCAGCCAAAGATACTCTTCTTCGTGAATGTGGAGTGTCCAGCTGAGGCGTTTCAGCGTGTCGTGTTGTTCTTAACACGGCAGCTACGCTACCAACTTGGTCAAAGAAAGCATTTTTTCCTACAACGCTTTCAACTCTCACAGTACCTCTAAGAAGCGAACCTTTTTGTTGTGACAACATTTGTACATTGTTTGAATACTGCTGTACAAAAGCTGTAGTTATTTGGTTTGACATATTGTCAATCTCCTTATTGTTAGTTTAAGTTTTGATTAGTCGGTTCGATTTTCCAGAAGATCTGGATCTTGCCTGTGTATTTAGCGATTACACTTCATCGTTTATCTTTGAGATCCTTGCGGATTTTCTCAACAGAATTTTTTTTCATTACCCAATCGAAATATGTTTGTGCCACAGGAATTGGATCTAGCTTCACATTTTCAGATGCGAATTCAACAGCTAGACGCAAGCATTCCAGGCGTATTTCGCTTTCGGTTAGAATTTCTTTATCAACCATTTAATAACTGTCTAAGTTTATAAACTTCTTCAACAGCTCTTTTGTGGTTAGGATGACCGCTTGTCCAATATGGAGAACCTTCTTCCATAAGAGCATCTATTTCTCTTTGGATTTCAGTTGCGGTTTGATAGCCAGAACCTTCACCTTTGACAATCTCATCTTCAGATAATTTGTCTGCAAGTTGTGAAAATGCTTTTACTAATAAAACATTATCACCAAGTCTGGAGCCATCTTGTAAAATTGTATTATTTAAAAAGTCAGCACCTAAAGTTGAACTTGCAAGTCTTTTAGCTTGGTCAAGTCTTTTATTAAACTCTGGTCCAAATTCTTTTTTTAAACTTAATTCTGCTTCTTGTCTAACAGTTGCAGCTTGTGCTTCTTGTTGCTGTACAGAATTTTGATTAAGCTCATTATAAAATTTTATTAATCCTTCTG